AACGCGTACTGGATTCGCCCTTGCATCATTATCAGGGTCTTCACCTTCTTTCTGGCGATTTGCTGATCCGCCAGAGATGGTGTCTGTCTGCCACTCGAAATGAGTATTGTCGGCAGTTGCTTTACCACAACCCGATAAAAAGGGAGTATCCATAGGCGCGATTGAATAGATCACATTAGATAGGTCTTCTCTGATACCTACAGCACTGTAGGTCAAAGAAATATCAGTTGGTACTGCCATGATATTCTCCTATTCTAAAAATACATGATCCTCAAGCATACGAACCGCATCGTCGATGTGTCCGCTTGCTTTAAGGCGCTTTAATTGTTTAGCACGTTTAACCTTAGAACCCTCTCCTTTCTGCATCCCTACACCGGCTTTAACCACCTTCGGTTTATTCTTAACCTTTTTTGTTTTAACATCAGCATTTTGAAGTTCGTCGTACTTCATTGCTTTATACAAAACATGGATTTGACGACTGTCCACGAGGTTTCCGATCTCTTCTGGTGAAAAACTCTGAGCGGTTGCATACTCTCTCAAATCTCCCCTAACTTTCTGGGAAGACTCTGGGTTACTAAATTCTGGAATCAACTCTTGTAGTTTGCCTACTTCTCCAACAGACCATTCCCGAAACGACTCTTGGAATTTCTCTGATTGGACTTTCTGCGCTTGCTCCTGTTGATGCCTGTATTCAATAACTTTCTGGCGAGTCTCATTAATTTCATCACGCTTTGTAAAGTATTCAATGGGGTCTTCTTCTTTGAGTTTTTCCCAATCAATATTGCCGTATTCTTCGGCTTTGGATGATGTTGAATTAATAATTTCTTCTAGGCTATTAATGTACTGTTGACGCTCTCCTTGAATAGATTGAAGTTCCTGATGATACTTTTGAGTTAAATCATCGAACCCCTTTCTGTGTTCAGAAAGTTCCTGCGTCTTTTTTGTGTAGTCTGATTGTCGAGAATAACCTTTCGCTAATTCATCGAGGGTGACTTCAAATTCTTCTCCGCTAACTTTAACGGTATATAATTCGGGTTCCTCAGATTCCTCAGTCTCTTCTTCAGACTCATCCTCTTCTTCATCAGATTCAGATGCTTCTTCAACTGGTGCTTCCTCCTCTTCGGATTCTTCTTCAGTTGGTTGCTCTTCTTCTGTTTCTGGAATATCCTCTTCGGGTTCCATCATACTTAGAAAAGCATCTGTTGCCTCTTGCATACTGCCTTGAGGCGGTTGTGTCGGCTGGGTAGCCGGATGCGGGGCTTCTTGCGTATCCGCCATAACAAAATCTCCTTTAGATGTAAGGGTGTTGCTTATCAAGTATTTGAGCCATTTTCCCAGTATCTACAATCGAGATTAAATGTACCCTTACTCTTTCAAGCAGTCGTATCGCCAGCCAGAAGGATTCTCGCTGGTCTACATCTGTCGATGCTGTAGTTTGCCACAGCATAATTAATTCCTTTTCAAGAGACTCAAAAGCCTCTGTAAGCAAACTGTCTTCTAATAATCTTTCTGCGTGTTGTTGTCTCGCTAGATCATCTTCCATTCATTATCCTATGCCAACAGGCCGTTGTTGCGTTACTTCAAGAGCAATTTCAGCGGCTTTAATCTGGGCATCGGTCTTTGCTTCAATCATATCAACTTTTAATTTCTGCGCTTTTATCTGAATATCTGCGGCTTTAATTTCAAGTTCTTTCTGTTTTATTTGCAATTCCGCTTGCGCCATCTGTTCTTCCATCGAAGGCTCTTTAGGTACTGATTCTGGATCGGTCAAGAAATCATCAACATTCTGGAATCCCATATTCTTTATTAAGGCTGATCCCATATTGTAAAGATTCTTTTCTGATACTATACTTAATCCTCCAGACATCGCTTGCGAAGCAAACTGCATCATGGTAGAAAGATGCATTAACTGCTGATCTTTATTACCATGGCCTAAAGCGACAGAAACAGTGCAATCATATTTATCTTTCCACATATTGGGTCGCACTGGAACCCATTCGTTTCTTAGCATTACTACACGTTCTTTATCCTGATTCTTTAATAATAATTCGTATATTCGAATCATTAATTCTTTTACGCCAGTTTCAGCAAAGTTTCTTGCTATTAACTCAAGTCTTGATTGTGAAGCATTCATCACTGCACTCACGGCAGTAGCCGTAGTGTGCGATGTCAGGGCATTAGAGTCTAATCCCTGTGACATTTTAGATACACCAGCCCTAGATTCTCTAACGCCGTCTAGGTACTCAAGCATCTGGAAGGAATAAGGTTCTAGTGTAGGAGTTGCTAATGGCATAATTGCATTGGGAGATTTAACTCTAACAATGCCACCGGGCCTCTGCGTTAGCAAATCATCAAGGTTGGCTTGCCCCTCAAGAACTGCGTATCTTCCAAAGTTCTGGTTATACATATTGTCCATTAATGCCCTCATTAATGTACTCTTTATTAATTGAAGATCCATTACTAAGTCGGCTACGGACAGGCCAAAGAACTTATGCGGTATCTTTACTGGAGTAATACTGACAAAAGGAATGTTGTCTATAGCATCATTCGCTAATATCTTGTCTCCAACCGTACATACCTTTCTTAACTCTGCAAGACCATCACCATCCCAATCTGTTTTTAGATAACTTTCATGCAGCCAATAAGTCTGTAACGCTTCTTCATTGGGGTCATTGTATCCAAAACCATCATAGTATTGAGAAGACTTATCATACATATATCGAGAAAGTCTTTCAGCAGAGTATTCGTCTATATCATCTGACCCAGAACTCAGATCATCTGGCTCAAGATTTTGGTCAGGATACATCTCTCTTAATTGAGATAATGTTTTTTCTACGCGATGACAAACAAACCTTGACTCTTGTATAGTTTTAGATTCTCTTGCAATAAGAAACTCATTAGGCGGTACATTCTCAATCTTTACTTTACCGATCTGATTTGTTCTTTTTATTACGATATCATGGACGGCTTCGCCATACTCTTCATCGCCTTGAGTATGTTCTACTACCTCAACCTCTGGACTATTTACTAGAGATTCAAATTCAACCTCAGTAAGATTATGATACTCTTCCCTTTCTACTTCTGGGTACTCTTCCCACCAACACTTAACAATACCATTCTTCTGCATGAGTGCATCAGTGAACCACGAATAAAGTATTTCCCATCCGGGATTGTCTTTGGTAAAGACATAATTAACATAGTCTGTAGCCTGCTTTGCTGTCTCAACATCTTCCGGGCCAACAGGACTAAACTTAACCATCTCATCCCCTGATGCAAAGACTCGCATAAGAGAAGGCTTTATCCACTCTATAGTATCCTGTACCGTAGAATCAACAAACTGAGATCGCCCTTCCACTTCGTTTCCAAAGGGAAGGCCATAGTAGTACTCCATTGACTTTTCACGTTGCTGGGATATTGTATCCCCATACCCTAGAGAATCTGTTAATTCTCCTTGTATACGAGCAAGTAGTTCGTCATCGGTGATTTTGTTAGATGATGCCATAATTCCTATATTCTATTTCATTAGTCCATACGTCGTCATGTCCAGCAACAGAAAATCTTGAAGACATTACTGAATAGCGTGTCGCTGACATGAGGTCGTCACGAAAAGGGATAATTTTGCCTGACTTTCTATGATACATCCTAAACTCTTCCCACCAATCAGACAAAGTAGAAAAAACTTTAAACCTATTATCTTCCATTGCTTGCAATATAAACATTATTCCTTCTTCAATTGAATTTCCTCCCTTCTTTTCTCCCAATGCTGGGGGGTTTTCAAAATGAAAAGGTAACATATTGCAACCAAGGTTGCGATACTGGTCAGCCAAACCGGGATTGCCCATAGAATCACGCCTATTTCCATCATGCGGCCAAGCAACAGGAATAAAATTCTGTCTTGTTTTAATCTGTGATGCATGAATAGAAGGCGCCGCTTTTGATTGTCTATAACAGTCATAGACATAATAAATATCCCCTTCTCTATCCCATGCTACCCAAACAACAGCAGTTGGATGGTCAAACCCAAAATCTATTCCTGCTATTCTAGTCCAATGATCTTCCAGTTTAATAGGATCAATCATTAACTTCTCTTCATTTATTGGAAACACAAGACCAGAGCCAATAGAAGGTCTTCCATATCTCCGCATTTCTCTTTCATGTGGGCTATAACTTGCGAGTATCTGCTCCATTACAACTTCGTTTAAATGCCCATCAGCCCCTTTCATAGACTGAATCTTTTCAGAAGCATCATCCCATGTAGCGTTTACAAGGGCTTGACCGGGCTGTAGGTTATTCATAAACCTTGCTACAGTCTCAGTCATTCCTGCTTCTGGGGTAAAAGTCATATAGACCATTCCCCTGCGGTCAAGGGTTCTCGTCACAGCCTGTGAATATATATCTCTAGGTGGCTCCTCATCTAACCAGATACAATCAACAGATCTTCCTTGCCACTTTTCTACACCCATCTCATAGGCTTTAAAGAATAAAGAAGAGTTCCCACCGGACACATGTTGTATTAACGCGACACTCTTGGCGTTTGGAACACCCGGCTTTCGCTCCGTTTTGATTATATAGTTTTTAGGAACGGTGCCAGATCCGAATGCTTCTGGGTCATCGGGGGAACCCAATAACTCGTATTGAACAATATCTCTAGTTGTTTCATTTGATACTCCACCAGCCCATGCCACGATGGGTTGCTTGAATACCTTTCCTTCCCACCAATCAGGATATATTCCTGTAAGATGGAAGGCTAATTCAGAACTTCCACAATAGGATTTGCCTATCCTATTTGCTGCCATTAACAATCTCTGGTTGCAGTTCTTTCCTGTTTTATGAAATCTTACTTGATAAGGATAAGGGTCATAATAGTCAATCTTATTATATCTTTCTCTTTTCCTTAACTCTTTTAATATTTCAACCTTTCTTTCAGTAGACATCTAGTGTTTCAATAAAGATGATAGTTCTCTCTCTAACTCCTTTGTAGATAGTTTCTCTATATTGGTTTGCTCCACTCTTTCTACAGGTTTCATGCCAGCCCTGTCTAGGATATCTTTTATTGCTCCAAGCCTAACCGCTTCAGATTGTGCTG